CTCATTCTGCTTGCCGCAGATGGACATGACGGCTCAGTCGATGCGGACCGGGTGGCGGGGGCGCTGGCTTCGGCCAGCACGGAGATCCGTGGCATTCTCAAGGCGCGCTACGGCAGCAATGATCTGAACAATCTCGACGTCGACAGCCTGGAGCTTTTGAAGGTCTACGCCATCGACATCGGCCTTTATCGAATTGCACTGTCCTTCTCCCGCTCGAACGATCAGATCAAGGATCGATACGAGGCGGCCATCAAACGCCTTGAGGCCATTGCCTCCGGTAAAGGCGGGCTTTCTTTCGAGCCGTCCGGCACTGACGGCGGATCCTCAAACGGTTCCGATGCTCTCAGCTCACCCAATGAAGTTTTGATAGATGCCCCAGAGCGCGTCTTCAGCCGAGACCGTTTAAGGGGGTATTAATGAGCATTTCAATCCGGCTTGACAGCTCCGAGCTTGGCGAGGCTCTGGTGCGACTGGGACCGCTGCTGGACTTTGAACCCGCTCCGCTGATGGCGGCGATCGCCGCGCTTGGTGAAAGCCAGACCCGCCGCCGCATCGAGACGGAAAAAACGGCACCGGACGGGACGCCGTGGGCTCCGAACCACAACGGCACAAGCATTCTCCGCGAAACCGGCCGTAACCTCCTGGACAGTGTCGCGTCCACATCTTCCGCTACGCAGGCGGAATGGGGCGCTAGCTGGGAGTTCGCCCACGTCCACCAATATGGTGCCGTCATCGAGCCCAAAGACGCCAAGGCTCTGGCCTTCCAGATCGGTGGGCAGAACGTGTTCGCGAAGAAGGTCGTTGTTCCGGCCCGCGCCTTCGTCGGGATCTCGGCGGAAAACGAAATCGAGATCCGCGATCTGGTGACTGACTTTCTGGGCTTCGGAGGCCTGCAATGATCGAGTCGACCACCCTTACAGACCTGATCAACGCCGACCAGGTTTCGGTCATGACCCTCGCAATCACCGCGACCATCGACGCGCAGATCGGCGGGCTGACCGTCCGTTCTCATCCGGGAAAGCTGGACATCTACGATGTGATGTCGCGCGATCTGATCCGCGCTCCGGGCGTGTTGCTCGGCTGGACCCAGATTAAGGCCATGCGGGAAACGGCCGGGCACTACACCATGCCGGTGGATTTTGCCGCGTACATTGTCGCGGAAGACTTCGCGGACAAACCGCGCGGCCGGCGGATCCCGAGGGAAACGGTTGCCAATGCCATCGGCACCCGCTTGCTGGCGATCCTGAACGATCCGGACCTTTCGGATTGGGGGCTTGCAAACATTGGTCTGCCGCTTACCGAACCGGCCCCTGCTTTCCGGCCGATGTTTACCGCCACCGCTTACGAGAAGGGAACGGCCTATTACGCTGTTACCTGGACGCAGGAGGTCATCGGCCTTGGCCCCGATTTCCTCGGCGGGGAAACGCCGGCGTTTATTGCGCCTGATGAAGAACGCGGCCCCGGTCTGAAGTTCCCGGCCGAAACCGACATTCCGCCCGAAATCATTGCCCTGATCGAGGAGGACGGCAAATGACGGATCTCGCCGCCTTCGAACTGCGAACCTTGCGCCGCTTATTGCGCCGCGCCGAGGGGCGTCTTGCCCGCGCTGTCCTGCGCGGCAAAGTCCATCCGGGCAGCCAGGACATGAAAGAGCGCACCGTGCGCCTGCAGCTCGCGGTGGATGGTGAGGGCAAGCCTATCCTGTCGCCACCCGTCAAATGGGCGGCGGCCGGTGTCGGGCGGCTCAAGGTTCATGCGGTACCGGCCGACAACGAGCAGATGGTTCTGTTCAGCCCGTCCGGCACGATCGGAACGGCAAGCATCGCAATTGCCGGCAGCTATGACGACGACAACGGGTCGCCGTCCGATGATGCGGGTGAAGTCGTGGTGACCTTCGGCGATACCCGGTTGGAGCTGCGCGGCGCCGATGCTCTTGTGAAGTCCGCCAAGGTCGTTGTCGAAAGCGAAGACGTTCATCTGGGCGGGGAAGATGGGAAACGGGTCGCTCGCGTCGGCGACCGCGTCGACGTCAAGAGCGGATCCTCGAAAGGTCTTTGGCCGATCATAGAAGGGTCCAACACAGTGAGGGCAATCACCTGATGAAAGCCCTTAGATACAGAACCGGGGTTCACTTCGAAACCTTCGAGCCTTTGACTGGCTGGGCGCATGTTGCCCAGAGCCTTCAGATCATCTGGACCACGCGTCTCAATGTCCGCGTCATGGCTTTGGATTTTGGCTCTGAGCACTTTGCCCTGCACGGCGAAGACATCACGCCTGAACTCGCGCTCCGGCTTTACAACGCCCTCATCACCGCCGTGCACACCCATGAACCGGAATACAGGATCCATTCCATGCAGCTTGTCAGGCTGACCAGGGAGGGCGGTCTCGGTGTCCGCCATTCGGGCACCTATTACCCGGAAGGCCGTTTTGGAAACTACCAGGACAAGGTTGCCGTGGAAGCGTCGACCGCTCCCCTCAAGCTTTACCGGGAGGCCGCATGATCGATCTTGACGCTCTGCCCGAACCCGAAGTCCTGAAGTCGATCGACTATGACGAGTGGCTTCAGAAGATGACCGACAGAATGGTTGCCGAAAGCGAAGCGGTGGGCATCACCTGGGACGCGAATGTCTCAAGCGACCCGGCAAAGATCCAGGTGGAGCTGGCGGCGTTCTACGCCATGCTGTTCACGTCTTACGTGAATGAGGCGGCCCGCAATCAGATACTGAAATTCTCCACTGGTTCGGACCTGGACCACCTCGCGAGCTTGTACAAACTGGCCAGACTTCCCGGCGAAGGCGACGACCGGCTCAGAGTGCGGATCCAGCTTGCAACGATCGGCGGCTCCGTTGGCGGCACCAAGGAACGCTTCAAGAGCGTTGCCATGGGCGCGGATCTCCGCGTTCGTGACATTGCGACGTGGCGCGTAGGCCGCGACCCGACCGTGAACGTTGCGGTGCTCTCTACCGAGATCGGCGGTAACGCCAGCCAGAGCCTTTTAAACATCGTTCAAACGGCCCTTGAAGCTCCCGGCGTCCTGCTTGTGTCTGACCGCTACAACGTCATGTCCGCGGTTCGCCAGATCGTGGATGTAACGATCACTGTCACCCTGTCACCGGATGCGCCGGCGTCTCTCCCGCAGGAGCTTGAAACTTACCTTGTTGCCGCTCGTGATGCTGAAACCGATTTGCTCGGGCTTGATCTGACCCGCGCATGGGTCACGGCAAAGGCCATGCTGCCGGGGGTCTCCAACGTCACGGTTCAACGTCCGGCCAACGACGTGGTCGCCGCGTCGAATGAAGCAATTGCGATCGGCACGGTGACGGTCATTGACGGGGGACGCGGCCGATGAGCGCTGACCTTCTGCCTGACAATATCAGCCCAAAACACGTTGCGCTGGCGAATGCTACAAACCTCATGCCCGACCTTGTGCCGGGGGTCGAGTACATCTCCGGCTGGAAGTACAGCCGGCAGCCTCCGGATCTCCGTCCATTCCTGGTCGATGAATACGGGCTTGCCGCGCTGGTGCCGTATCTTTCCAGCTATGCCGAGGTTCTTGCGCGCGGGCTTCCATGGGCGCGGGTGCGAGGCACCCATGCGGCCGTCGCACAGGGGCTCGACATGGTCGGTTACTCCGGCGTTCTCAAGGACCCGCCGGCGCGCCGCACAGCCTGGGCTGAGTTCCAGATTGATCTGGACCGTGTCCGGGATGACCGCGAGGATCTTTTCAAGATCGCCGGCATCGTTGACCTGAGTATCCCGGTGCGCTCGACGTTCCGGCGCGGCGTTAACGGGCACGACGTGCCAGCCGCCGAGGGGTGCCGGACGCGGCTGAGCGGCTCGATCCTGTCCAATGACAGCGGCATGCGCATTGGCGGCAAGGGGCCGAAATGGTCCTTTGGCCGAAACTACCAATTCAGTCACGATCTGACCGAAGCGGACCTAACTGCTATTGGCATCTGGATACCGGAGATCAGCAGCCCGCTTTGGGCTGACATGAACTTTCCCTGGGTGACTGCCACCTTCAAATGGGCGAACGATGCGGAACAAGCCCGGCGGGTCTCGCTGGCAATGTCTCTGGAAGGACTGCCTTGCTGGCTTCGGTTCGCGGATGTCCAGAACCAGACCATCGGTTACCGCAAGGCGGTTTGCCGGGCTGTAGACCAGGGCCTGAGCGGTTACGCCTTCGGTCCCGACTTTCTGGAGCCAGGCACCGAAAACCCGCTCGGTGTGCATGTCTTCGCAAGGACGGGCTTCGGGGATGGTTACGGCTCTGAAGCCGCATCCGTTTCGGTCGTGATCGACGCCGATGTCACCGATCAAACAAAACCCGGCCAACTGTGGCTGGAGCCTGCCGGCCTGACCGGCGGCACGGAAATCGCTGCGCAACCCGTCTCCATTCTCTTTGGAGAGACAGTGCGCGAACACGTCCAATTTTTCTTGAGGTTCTGATGGCTTACGAACACGAGTCCGGCATTCCCGGAGCTTTCGACAGAACGCCTAGCGCCCCGGAGAAGCGCACGGAATTGGTCTTTGTCGAGGATCGGTATGTCCAGGGTGCGGAACTCAATGAAATTCAGGGGCTGACCGGCCGCCGCATTCAGGCGATTGGCAACATGGTTGCTGGAAACGGCAACCGGGAAAGCGACGCAGCAATCAAGGTTGCCCTCGACATCGATCCGGAGGATCCGAATGTCGTGCCGACCACCGCCAGCATCATTTTGCAGCCCGGTCGGATCTATATCGATGGCCACGTGTTGGCGGTCCCTGCGGCTCAGTTCGACAATGTTGCCATTGCCGGCGACGTGATCGTTGGCGTGCGCCAAGTGGTCACCTATGTGGGCCATGAAGAAGATGTGTCGCTTGTTGGCTTGCAGCCTGGTAGTGAAGCGGAAGGCGAACCCGGTGCCCATCGCGCTAACAGGACACTCGCCTGGGCTTTGCTCAACGACGGCGGCGAAGGCCAGTTTATTCAGGTCTATCAGGTCCGTGACGGCACTGTTGTCGATCAGACAGCCCCTCCCGCCTTTGACGGATCTTTGGCAACGTCAGCGCTCTATGATCGCGCCCGTGGGTCCTATATCGTCTCCGGATGCGACGTGACTGCGCTCGGGGACGATGGCGAGGGCAATCAGATCCTCTCAATCGCTGCCGGCGCAGCCAACATTCAGGGCTGGCGGCGCACCCGTGAAACCGCCTTTACGCTGTTTCTGCCGGAAAATCCGGACCTTGAACTTGTCTCCGCCGAAACGCTCAGCTTTGCCGATGCCGGCAGCGGTACCGCTGTCCTGACAGTCGGCCGCCCGCCGATCGCCAATCTGGTCTCGGCGGTTGTGACCAAGCGCGTTTCGGAAAACGTCACCCGTGGGGCGGTGCCGAATGGTCTCGACACCTTGCAGGAAGGATCAATCGTCCGGATCGAAAGCGTGACGCAGGGCGGCACTACCTTCGATCCGGCAAACTACACGCTGCAGGGTGACGAGATCTCTTGGGCACCGGCCGGAGACGAGCCGGCGAGCGGCAGCACCTATGTCGTGACCTATCTCTATTTCGACCAGGTTGCGCCCGATGCGTTTGACGCCACCACTGTGACCTTGTCCGGAGGCGTTACCGGGGAAACGGTGCTGCTGACCTATAATTCCAAGATCCCGCGCAAGGACATTCTGGTCTTTGATATCAACGGCACGCCGTTTGTCGTCGAAGGCGTATCCGCGCGCAAGGGCGCTTTGCCGCCTAAGGCTCCCGAAGGGCATCTGAAGCTTGCTGAGATCCACAATACCTGGGACGGCGCTCCGGAGATTGTCAACAATGGCACCCGCGTTGCGACCTATGAGGAAGTCCGGGCGCACTTCTCGCTGGTTGTTAAGCTGGCGGATCAGCTTAACCGGACCATTCTGGAGCAGTCGGTACCGGATGGGGCGGCTGTCTCTGCCGATGGTATCTTCACGGATGATTTCCGGTCTGACTTTTACCGCGACGCGGGCGTTGTTCAGTCGGCCGCAGCCAACCAGGGCGTCTTGCAGCTCCCGGTCTATCAGACGTTCCTGCAAACGGTCGGTGGACTGGAAATGCTGGATTACACCGAGCAGGTGATTATCTCGCAGCCGCTTGCAACCGGGTCGATGAAGGTCAACCCCTACGCCAACTTCAACCCGATGCCGGGTTTGCTGGCGCTCAACCCGAATAACGATTTCTGGACGGCAACGGAAACGCAGTGGACGTCCGCGGTCACGCGTGAGTTCACTGCGGCACCCGGGCAATCTCCGGGCAGGTCGACGATCAACGAGGAAGTCAGCCAATCGACCCGTGAGGCGGAGTTCCTGCGGCAAATCGATATCGACTTCAGCATTGAAGGCTTCGCGCCGAATGAGCAGCTTGAAAAGCTTCTGTTCGGTGGCCGGGACGTTACGCCGGCAGGGCCTCTTGTTGCGGATGCCAACGGTGAGATTGGGGGCACATTCCAGATCCCGGCGCGTGTCCCGACCGGGACGCATGCGATCCGGGCGGAAGGGGCCGCAGGCGGCTTTGCTCAGGCTTCTTTTGTTGGCAGTGGTCAGATCACGGTGGAAGTCATGCGGCAGGTGCATCTTGTCACCCATTCCGCTCCGCCGCCGGTGATTAACGTGATCAACCAGATCACGCGTGTAACCAACGTCACCAACGTGTCGAACCGCAATTCGGGTTCTCGGGAAAGCTCCGGCCGCGAAGGCGGCATGAATGGCGATCCGCTGGCATGGACCTTTGTCCCGCCCAACGATTGCTTCATGCTGGGCTTTGACGTGGAGATCGCGGCGGTGGGCAGCGCGTCGAACGGCCTTTTGTGCCAGCTCGCCACAACGCTCAACGGCTATCCGACCAACGTGATCCTTGCTGATGCGTTCATTCCGATGGCGGGTGTTCAGCCGGGGGACAAGGTCCGGCCGCGCTGGAACATTCCGCACTATCTCAGCGCTTCGGAGAAATACTGCATCGTCATCATGACGGACGATCCGGACCACGCGGTCAGGATTGCAACGCTTGGCGAAGTGGTCCCGGAAACCCAGCAGCTCGTGGCCTCGCAGCCCTACACCAACGGCGATCTGTTCTCCGGCTCAAATCGAACCACTTGGGTTGCGCACCCGAAAAGCGATCTAAAAATCGATATCGTTGCGGCCCGGTTCAACCCGACTGAGAAGACGGTGCAACTGTTCGAAGGGGCGGTTGCGGCAATCACTGACCTGGTCCTGCGTGGCACGGCCGAGTTGCAGTCCGACCAGACCCGGTTCCGCTATGAGCTGGAGCGGGCGAACGGCGATGTCATACCGCTCGCACCGGGGCAGGCCATCGAGTTCGATGAGTATGTTTCAGAGACCTTGAAGCTGCGCGCGGTTCTCAGCGGGACGGAATACCTGTCGCCGGTCCTTTGGCCTGGCACCACGATCATCGGTGGGCAGCTTCAGGAACAGGCCGATTATGTCTCCCGACATTTCACCATCGACGGGGCAATCGGCTTCAGGGAACTGTTCGACCGGTGGCAACCGGCCGGGGCGACTGTGTCAGCCTTTGTCGACGCCGGCGACGACAATTGGCAGCCGCTTGTCCAGGAGAGCGCCCGCGCGCTTGGTGGCGGCTGGACCGAGCCGAAACTTACCCTTGCCGGCTTCTCCGCTCCCAACGGTGGCCGCGTGAAAATCACCCTGAACGGAACGCCGGCTGCCCGCCCGTCCATCGCGCGCCTGCGCGCCTACGGTTACTAAGAGGTTCTGATGCCGACCGACGCTGTAACTCAGTATAAAAACCTGCCAAAGCCTCACGTCGATAATGATCTCGACTATGACATGGCGCGGATCGCGTTGATGGTCGAAATGGTCGACGTTCTCTTGAACACCATCGACGCCACACTGGCCGGCAAAGCGGCAAGTGCGCACGGGCACGAAATTGGCGACGTGACCGGCTTGCAGAATGCGCTGGATACGCTGACCAACAGCGTTTCCGGCCTGCCGGACACGCTTGCTGCCTTGCAGGATACGGACACCGCAGACGTCACGCAGGGCATGATGCTGCAATATCTAACGGGCAAGTGGACAGCGATTGTCGCAAAGGCCGCGTTTTTCGGCATCGACCCGATCTCGGGCCTGACCGCGAACAATGTTCAGGAAGCTCTTTCCAGCTTGCAGGCGACGAAGGCCAACCAGGCAGACATTCAGGCGGCGCTTGACGACTTGGTGGGCGCGGCCCCCGGAACACTCGACAAGCTCAACGAGCTTGCGGCAGCTCTTGGGAATGATCCGGACTTTGCGACCACGATCACCGGTCAAATCGCGGGCAAGCTCGGCGCTACCGATAAGGCGGTGGATAGTGACAAGCTCGATGGCTTGAACAGCTCTCAGCTTCTGCGGTCTGATGTAAGCGGCACGATCACGGGAAATCTCACGGCCACGGGACATGTGTACTCTAGAGGCTATGTCTACGTGAATATGGACCTGTCCGGTGACGCCTGGGTCGTATTCAAGGATGCAAACAGCGGTGGCGCAGACCGTCTTCTTGGCTGGGACGATAGTGCTAACGCCCTTGTAGGTGAAGAGAATGACGGCGGCATTCACAAGTTGGCGCTGGTCTATGACGGGTCCAGCGCCAACGAGACCAATTACCCGATTGGCACAATCGTGCAAGCCTACACGAACAACGTGGTGAACCGGAACTCATCCACGGCTGTGTATCAAATGTCGGGAACAAGCCACTCGTTTACCGCTTCGGGGGGCGGGAACTTCGGATCACAACTGTCTGGCACATGGCGCGCTAAAGGCACGAACGGGCAACATACACTTTATCAGAGGGTCGCATAATGGACGCCGTCATAATCGACTTCATTGGCTTTGAGGCCCACCCGGAAACTGATCATACAGCGACGGATATGCATGAAATTATTGGGGGGGCGGTCTATGTCGTCCGTCACCCAAGCGGCGAGGAAGAAACCTTGGTTACGGGCCTTCGTCCGGGGGCGAATTTCGGCTGGTCGGCAACGGTGGTCCAGGTCGCGCAGGCGTGGAAGGACAGCGGTGGTGTGATCCCCGAGTGGACGCCGCCGACGCCCGATGAGGTCCGGGCGGCCATGCCGACGGTGACGGCGCGACAGCTCCGCCACGGCCTTTTAAATGTCAATATGGATGAGGCAGACGTCGAGGCTCTTATCGCCGCGATTCCTGATGAAGAAGAGCGAAAGCGGGCAAGTATCGATTGGCGCACGGCCAACGAATACGAGCGGCTTCACCCACTGGTCGTCCAGATCAGCGCCGAGCTTGGCTTAACACCCGACTTGGTCGACAGTCTTTGGGACTTCTATCGAACCATCTAACCGGGCTGAGGTGGCCGCGCTTCCAGCGGGTGGCGATATGCTGCCTTGGTTTGCCTCTTGTCGGCACAAATCCGTTGCATGACAGGGCTCGTTTCTGGCATGCTTCGCGCGATCTCACTGGCTGAGATTTTCAAGGGCTGACAACTGTCAGCCCCTTTT